CCACCCCACCTCGTCATGCCACCCCACCATCCACAATGCCCCCACCCACCACCACGACAAGGGGGGAGCAGACAGAGGATACCCCACCACACAAAGCCCACGGACAGATAGTCACCTGCACCGCACCACACACCCGGCAACGAGACAGCACACGACATGACAGCAGTACTCGACAGTACTGCACTAGGACGGGCAGAGCACGGGCTACACACACTGACAGTGCAGACCAGCACAGCACACACCACCGCCATTCAATACATCACACCGAGAAGGATGGACACCATCCACCCATCACGTTCACACGCAACGATCAACGACGACCAACGAACAACGATGAACGATGATGATCAACGTTAATCAATGTTCAATCAACAAACGTTGAACAATGAATGATGAACATAATGATGATCAATGATGATCAACATGATGAACATGATGAACATGATGATGATCACACGATGATGATGTCATGCATGACATGCATACCAATACCATGCACCATGCATGGTGCCAACGCATGCCACAAGGCAACACGCAACGCACAAACGCACAAACGCATAAAAATGCATAAAAACAAAAGAAATGTTACAAAAACATGCAAAAAAATTCAAAGGCATGAAACAACAATGGCGTTCAAAAAAACCATGGTAACAAAACGAGGCGAACACAAAGGGGGCCCCACAGGAGTAAGGGATCCCTTAAAGTGGGACCCACATCACAAAACAAGACAGGGAACACGACGAAACGAGACACACGCCACACAATTCATGTGATGGGGGCCACTCCCCCTCCCCCATCCGGCCGCGAACACCCCGAAGGTCTGCCCATCCCTCCCTGCCTGTGGAAAACCCTGTGGATAACTCCAGTAACCCATGTCACAATGTGACCGTCGTCATGTGGAAAACTCCCAAACCTGTGGAAAACCCTGTGGAAAACTCTAGACCTGTGGATAACCCTGTGGAAAACCTTGTGGATAACTACGCCAGACATGACGCACACCACCACATATAATAGGAAACATGACAACCCACACAAACACCACAATCACCGTATACGAACCCAACAGCCCCGCACCCATCACCGACGCCACAAACACCGGCAACCCAACACTCATACGCCAAGCACTCGCACACAAAATCGCCACCGTCATAGACGACCCCAGAACAGGCGACACCGCACTCACAAAACTCACAGCACAACTCATACAAATCACAGACCAACTCGCCACCACACAAAACGAAAACACACAAACACACACCACCGACAATCCGGACGAAACACAAACCTGGGACGGCATCTAAACAATGAGCGAAAAACACCTATCCGAAATCGCCGCCCACCTCACCCTCCCAGAAAACATCACACACACCGCCTGGCCGCCAGTCCAACGCCGCCTCCAAGAAATGCAATACCCCCTCGACACATGGCAACAAGACTGGCTCAAAGCAATCCTCGCAAAACGAAACGACGGCCACTACGCCGCCAGCATCGACGGAATCCAAGCCAGCATCCCCAGACAGGTCGGCAAAACATACACAATCGGCGGCCTCACATTCGCACTCGCCACCCTCCACCCCAACTACTTCGTCCTCTGGACCGCACACCGCACACGCACCGCAGACGAAACATTCAACGACATGAAAGGAATGGCACAAATCCCCGAAATCGCCCCGTACGTGAACAAAATACGGCAAGCAAACGGGCAGCAGGCCATTCTCTTCAACAACGGATCGAGAATCCTATTCGGAGCCCGAGAAGGCGGATTCGGACGCGGATTCCACGGCGTAGACATGATCCTCTTCGACGAAGCCCAAATCCTAGGCGCCGCCGCACTAGACGACATGATCCCCGCCACAAACACCGCCCCGGACCCGCTCATCATCAAAATCGGGACACCACCGAAACCAAAAGACCCGTCCGAAGCGTTCAGCGAATTCCGCAACCTCGCCCTTCAAGGCGAAATAAAAGACGGCCTCTACCTCGAACTAGCCGCCGACTACGACGCTAACAGCGACGACAGAAAACAATGGGAAAAAGCAAACCCATCATACCCGCGCCGCACACCCGAATCCGCCATTCTAAGAATGCGACGGCAACTCGGAGAAGAATCATTCCGCCGCGAAGGCCTCGGAATCTGGGACCGCGCCAATGACAGGCTCGCAATAGACCCAGTCGCCTGGAACACCGCCACAATACGGCCAGAAAACACACCATCCGGAATGCGGTGGTGCGCCGCAATACGATTCGCACCCGACGGATCAACATGCGCCCTAGCCAGAGCAGGACACAAGACGAACACGCCCACACACGTCGAACTATGCACACACCAAGGCGTCCGCCGCATGAGTGAGGGCACACAATGGATCATTGACTACATTGCGGACACCAAAGACAGATGGGCGCAAATCATCGTAGACGGAAAATACGGTGCCGGAGACACAATCGAAAGACTCCGTGATATCGGAGTACGCCCCCAAGTCATCATCACGCCCACAATCACGCAAATCATAGACGCTTACAGCATGCTAGACGCCTCACTACGCGAAAACACAATCACGCACCTAGACGACATGCAACTGCGGACCGAGGCCGCGTCAGCTACGCCGCGCCCAATCGGAACGTCCGGAGGATGGGCACTACAAGCGCCCCCAGGCGCCACCGTAGCCGGCCTAGAAGCATGCACGCTCGCAATGTGGGCCGCACGCACAACAAAAAGAAGACCCCGTTATAAGCCTTATGATAAAATCGAGAACGCCAATAGTAGAAATGATCGTGGCGGCGGAGTATTGTTCCTATGACTGAAATTTATCCCGACGATGGGCGACTCGTTAACGCTACGCCGGCCCCGACCCGCATTTCAGGGCTCCCCGACGAAGACAAGGTAACATTTCTGCAACTGTGGCAGAAATGGCAGCAGCACTCCAACAAAAACAAACTGCTCTCCGTCTACTACGACGGCCACCGCGCTTTCCAGGACCTCGGTATCAGTATTCCGCCGCAAATGACGCGCACCAAAGCCGCGCTTGGGTGGCCTCAGAAAGTCGTCACCATGCTCGCCAGGAGGCACGTGTTCGAGGGCTACTCCCTGAACGGCGCCCCTGACGCTTTCGAAGCCAACGAAATACTATCCGCGAACAACTATGACCTTGATCTCGCGCAAGCGATAACGTCCGCCTATAAGCATTCTTTTTCGCTGCTCACAGTGACACGGGGGGACGAGACCATCGGTGAGCCGCCTGTCGTCGTGCAGGCCCGTGATGCGGAATGGTCCGCCGCGCTCTGGGACACGCGTCGTCGCATAATCGAAGCCGCCCTCACAATCGATCAGACCGACAAATACGGGCAGCCGGCCGGCGCCATCATGCACACCCCCACCGCCATTTGGCGAATCGACGCCCGAGAAAACGGAGGCGGTTGGAAGGCTGAGAAGCTCGGGGATACGCCCAACCGCATTTTCGTCGAAGCACTCTGCTACGACCCGCAGCTGAACCGGCCGTTGGGGCATTCGCGAATCACCCGTGAAGTAAGGTATCTCACGGATGCGGCGGTGAGGACAATGGTCCGCGCAGAAACCTCAGCCGAGTTCTTCTCCTCACCGCAGCGTTACGTGCTCGGCGCAGAAAGAGCAGATTTCGCCGGCCAAGACAGATGGTCCGCAATCATGGCCCGCGTCCAAGTATTGGAGCCGAACGAGAACGGCGACATTCCGTCGGTTGGGCAGTTCTCACAAATGACCATGAGCCCTCACCTGGAAATGTACCGGCAGCTGGCGCAGAATTTGTGCGCGGCCACGAACCTTCCTCAGTCCGCGATCGGAGTATTCGCGGAGAACCCTGCTTCGGCTGAGGCGATGCAGGCTGCTGAGGCGGCGCTCGCGGACGAGGCCGAATACCAGTGGCGCATTTTCACCGCCCCGTTGCGGCGCACGCTGCAGAACATTGTTATGGTTCGGGACAAGCTCGACGAGCCGCCTGCCGAGTCGTGGAAGACTTCGGTTAAGTGGACCCCCGCCCGCTATTCCTCACCGTCGTCCGCCGCCGATTTCGCGGTCAAAATGGTGTCCGCGTTCCCGTCGTTGCAGGAGTCGCAGACTCTTATGCGGCGTGCTGGACTCACCGAGGATGATCTCGCTGACATTAACGCCGAGAATCGCAAGAAGAATGCGGTGTCGTTGCTTGATCGTGCTCTCGCCGCTACGAATAACGGGAGCGCTATGGACGAGAATGGCGAAAACACTGAAAACGGTGACACGGACAACAGTGCCGCTAATGGTAATAACACCGATAATGCTGCCAATAACAGTGACAGCAACAGTAGTAACCTGGGCATTAATAACGCACCCAATACGAGGAACAGGGTTAAGCGCAACATTAAAATGCCCGGCGGCACCAAAACACCAATAAACTAACACCATTATGCTATCAACCGCAGAAATAGGGGCATACGGGCGAGCGGTGGACTCGCTCGTCACACTCGCCCAAAATGATCTACACACACTCTGGGCGCACGCCGCTAGACAGCGCCCCGAACAGGCGCGCGATCTTCTGCTTGAAATCATGCCCGCCCTCGTAGACCAATACGGGAGCGCGGCCGCTGCAATCGCCGACGAATGGTATCGCGACATGCGCCTAGATCAGGACATTCCAGGCGACGCTCCCACAGTACAAACGTCACTCACACCACAGGGCGAAATAGACGACAGCGTCAGATTCAGTGCAGGCGCACTATACGCCGGAACCCCAGACATTGCCCTATCCTATTTGACTGGGGCGCTCATCCGATACGTCAGCGACGGCGCCCGTTCACAAATTGCAGACATGACATGGGCCGACCCGGAAGCAATGGGCTGGGAAAGGCGAACACGTAATCCGCAAGCCTGCAATTTTTGTGTCATGCTCACAATGAACGAATGCTATTACCGCAGCCAGGGCACCGCATCATTCGGGGCGCACGACAATTGCAAATGCGTAGCGGTCCCAGCGTGGGACCCGACCTCCCGGGAAGTGCCAGCGAAAGCATACGCGCTCGCAGCGAGACACAAAACCGACAAAGGCCGCAAACGCCACCGCGAACTCGTATCATCGTGGATAGACACACACCAGGAAGAGCTTGCTGAATGGCGCACCCGGCCAACTGAATGATTGTGCTACAATGCATAAACAAAGGCCGCTGAAGGACGGCTGCAAAGCCCAAAACAGTTGCCTGAAAACATCACAATAACCGCACGGTCAAAATATAGGAAACGCCCAATGAGCGAAAACGCCGCAAGCGACACGCCGGCCGACACCAGCGCCACTAACGACGACAATGCCCCCAAGAATGAGGACAATGCTGCTAGTAAGCCTGAAATCGACTGGAAGAGCGAATCCCGGAAGTGGGAGAATCGCGCCAAAGAAAATCGGCGCGCCGCCAACGAACGAGACGAACTCACCAAGGCCATCGGCGACAAAGACGCCACAATCGAAGCCCTAAAGGCCAAGGTGGCAGATTTCGAAACTGCCGCCAAGGTCAGGGAATGGTCCGCCAATGCGGCCGCCGAGCATGGTATCAGCGCAGATTTGATCCGAGGAACAACCGAGGACGAAATCAACGCGCATGCTGCCGCAATCGCCAAGGCACTGCACGACGCTAAGCCGTCTGTTGCCCCTGTGGTACCTCAGGCTGGAGCCACGCCCGACAATGACGGCGGAAATCTTGCAGAATTCGCTCGGAACGTTTTCGCCGGCGACTGAAATAACCCCAGCCGCTATTCCAAAAGTAAAACACTAGAAAGAAACGGAAACAAACTAAAATGGCCGTGTTTGATTCAGGTAAGGCGAAGGTCCTCATGCCTCGGCAGATCGCCGACGGCATCATTACTCGCACCCAGACCCTCTCCACCGTCGCAAAGCTCAACGGCGGAATCCCCATGACCTTCGGCGACGTGGACATTATCACTTTCGATAACTTCCCGCGCGCCGAGTTCGTTGACGAGGGCGCCGAAAAGGCGCCCACGTACGGCGAATTCGGCTATGTGACCGCTAAGCCGCACAAGGCTCAGGTCACTATGCGTTTCAACGAGGAGGTTCAGTGGGCCGACGAGGACTACCAGCTGGACGTCCTCAACCAGCTCGCCCAGAAGGGCAGTGAAGCGCTTTCCCGCGCCCTCGACCTCGGCCTTTACCACAGGGTTAACCCCCTCACTGGCGCTGTTATCGACGCGTGGACCAACTACCTGACCTCCACCACCAAGAATGTCGAGGTCGGCACTACGGAGATGGACCAGGCGATTCGCCAGGCCGCCGGTCTGCTCATTAACGATAACACTAATCCTATTACGCCGACCGGCCTTGCGCTTGCCCCGTCCGCCGTTTGGGCGCTCGGCAGCCTCCAGACCAAGAATGCTGACGGGTCACCTTCGGGCACGCCTCGTTACCCGCAGATCGGCCTCGGCGTCGACATTGACAATTTCATGGGCCTTCCTGCTGCCGCTGGAAACACCGTTGCTGGCAAGCCTGAGGCGACCGCCGCCACCAATGTCGAGGGTATTGTTGGCGATTTCGTCGACGGTATTCGGTGGGGGATTCAGCGGTCCCTGCCGCTTGAGATTATTCGTTTCGGTGACCCGGACGGCCAGGGCGACCTGAAGCGTCGGAACCAGATTGCTTTGCGTCTCGAGATTCTGTACGCCTGGTATGTTTTCCCGGACAAGTTCGCGACGATTAAGACCAAGACCGGCGCCTGATAAAATCGCCGTAAAGAAACAAAACGCAACCCATCCAAACAAAACTTTTCCCAGGGGCGATTTCGGAAATGCGATCTTACAAGCACCGAGACCACGATATTGTTGTCCATCTCGCAGACGACCACAATGTGGCGCTCGGAGACGAATACACTGAAATCGACCCTGAGAATGATGACGCTGGCGGGGTGGACGAGCCTTCCTCCTCCTCCCCTCGTACTGCCCCGCCAGCACCCGCCACTCGTCGAGGGCGAGGCCGCCCTAGAAAGACGGCAAAGTGATCCCGGACGATATTATCCCGTTCGCCACGGTCGAAGACCTGGAAGCGCGGTGGCGGGCACTCTCCGACAATGAGCGTATTCGCGCCGACGTACTTCTCGCCGACGCAACTGATCTCATCGTGTCGAAATGCCCCCGCTGGGAGTCCGCCACGCCTCGCACACGAAAGCGTGTAGCATGCGCTGTAGTGCGTCGTGCAATGCAGGGCGGCGATGCTATCGGCGGTGTTACGGACAGTGGCGGAGGAATCTACTCCGAACCCCACGGGATTATCGCGTCAGAATCGCACACGACCGGCCCGTTCAGCGACCAGTTCACGTATCAGAATCCCGAAGGAGGCCTCTACCTTAAAAGAGAGGAAAAAGACGCCCTCGGAGGCTCCGGCGGGGCTTTCGAGGTGGACCTCCTGCAAGATTATGATGCGCGGTCCGCTACCGATCAGCTGATCGAAGACATTAATGCGATCAGCGATCAGGAGCCGTAATGCTTTCAGGGTACGTGCCTGTCACGCGGCGTAGGCGAGGCCCTGCGTCAAAGGATCAGTATGGTAATCCCGTGCCAGGGCAGTGGGAGAACGTTGCTCTGCCGCCCGCGGTGTTTGCGCCGGCCACGTCTACTGAGCCGATCAGTGCTGGGGCAATGCCCGTCACCGTGCCCGCCGCCCTTTATTGGCGGAACACCGCAATCGACGTGACCGCCGAGGATCATCTTATTGTAGACGGCATAGAATACCGCGTCGAAGGGCGCCCTTCCCCCTACCCTAAGGGGACGGTCGTGCAGATTCGCGCCAACGAAGACAAGGTGAGCGAATAAATGCCGAAAGTAAAATTCCAGCTCAACCGCGATGGTGTCGCCGATCTTCTGCGCGGCCCTGATGTAGCCCGGACTGTCGCATTGGAGACGGGGCGTGTAGCTAACGCTGCCGGGAAGGGGTTCGAGGGTGAGACGACGCATGGAAATCGTACCCGCGGATACGTTAGAGCGCGCACCATTGCTGCAATGCGCAGACAGATGAGGGAGCATACGTTGGAGCGTGCGATCGGCCTCACAATGGGCGGCGGGAAATGACGCCGACATATGATCGCGCCCCCGTAGTTCCGGATATTAAGAAACGGCTCATGGATTTCCTGTCCGCAAATATGAGCGTGCCGATTGTGGCCCGTAGGCCTGAAAGTCCGGATCGTCCCGCTGCGTTCATTCGAGTCCTCTCCACGGGGGGTACCGGGGTAACGCAGAAAGCGCTCTGCACGGCGTTGGAGACGATTGATGCTTACGCGCAGTCGTCGGGTGAGGCGATGAAAATTGCGTGCGAGGCCGTGAATGTGGCGCACACTATGCCGAACTACCGGGATGGTATAGTGATGGTACAATCATCCTATCCGATAGAAATGCCCGATCCGGACACGTCTCAGGCGAGGGCGACTGCAACATTAACAATTACAGCACACAGGTGAACAAATAATGGCTGTTAACGCTGACAATGCACTCATTTTCTCGTCCGACAATGACGCGCTCTGGCTGGGCGACTACGTCGAGAAGTTCGGCGAGAAGGTCACGTCACTCACTCAGGACCTCTCGGGTGTGACCGGTCTTACCAATGTTGGGTGGATTAGTGAGGACGGGTTCAAGCTCACGTCCGACGACTCCGTCACCAAGATTAAGGGGCACCAGGGTCACGGCGTTGTCAAGACGTTCCTCGACTCCTCGGAGACGACTTTCAGCGCTACTCTCCTGGAGACCATGCTCGCCCCGCTCTCCTGGTATTTGGACGCCACTAGTGAGAAGGTCGAGGACGGCGGCGCCACCAAGGGCGTGAAGATTACCGCGAAGTCGTCCCGTAAGGTCAAGCTTCTCTGCGGCGTTGCCGATTTCTTCGATGTGTCTGGCGTGGGTGCGCAGATTCGTATTGTTTTCCCGCGTCTGGAGCTCGGTGAACGCGGCGAGATCACTTTCCAGCAGGCTGAGATCACCGGTTACGAGTACAACCTCTCTGTGCTGGGTGATTACATTATCTACTCCGACCACAAGGCGCTGTTCCCGGCCTGACAATGATGCTTCCCCGCTATTTCGTGTTTCGGATGGGTTGTCGCGGAATAGCGGGGAAGATCCAAAACAAACACAACCCACCCACTTTATAAAACAAATTTTTGAGGACAACCCATTATGTCTGACAAGGATACGAAGAGCAAGGCAAAGTCCGCTGGAGCTAAGGCGCCTGCTGACAGGCTCACCAAGGCGGAAGCCACGCGCGACCCGATTCACGTGGACTATCAGGGGATCGAGTTCGACATTCCCCCGGAGGCATTGGAAGATTTCCGGGCGTTCGAGGCCCTCGACGCCGGTAACCCGTTCCCGCTTTTCCGCCTCATTGTAGGCGAACACAAAGACGAGGTCTACTCTGCTCTGGAGGACGAGAACGGCCGCGTCCCGATCGACGCGGTGACCGACTTTATGCAGTCAATCGTGTCCGAGGTGGGCGCGGGAAACTGACAATTCTCCCACCACTACTCCGCGAGTATGGGTGGGAGATAGAAGCAGACCTGCAACGATACTACAACACTGACCTCCTCGATCTATATCGAGGCAGCATAACGCCAAGGCGTGTAATGGCGCTCATCGGCGGCCTTCCGCCAGGTTCGACGTTCGATAGGGCGCGAGGCGGAGACAGATACTGGTCCGACGAAGTAGCTGCCACAATAATGTCAGCACACAATATTCAGACCACGCTACTCGCCGTCAATGGGGTCAAGAAAGACAAGTGGCCTGAAGCGCCGAAACCTCCGGCCGAAGGGTATCGGGAAACCGGTAACCCCAAGGTATCAAGCAAACACGCTAAGGCGCAAAAGGCCAAGGGTGAGAAATGGCTTGCCCGATACGGCGGCTGAGCCGTGTTTCTATCGGATAGTGTAAAATGGTTCACGCCAAGACAAACACGAAAAACGGTTTGCTTGGCGTGAACCATTTTCGCTGTACATGATTTCGGAGAGGTATCAATGGCCGGATATGATCTCGGGACCGCATGGATTCAGATCAGCCCGTCCGTGCGAGGCCTCGCCCGAAATATCAATAATGAAATCGGTAACGTCGACACAGGGCCGGCTGAAAGAAAGATCACATCCGGCCTGGGTGGTGCGTTCAAATCGGTAGCGAAAGTCGCCGGCGCCGCACTCGGAGGACTCGCCATCGGCGGCATCGCCGTCGCGTTCGGCGGCGTCGCAAAAGAAGCATTCAACGCGGCCGACGCCACAATCAAATTCAAACAAACACTCGCATTCGCCGGCAAAAGTGCGGACGAAATCAACGCGCTCACAAAAAGCACACGCTCCTACGCAGACCGCACGATTTACGAGCTCGACGACATTCAATCAATCACCGCGCAGCTCGCATCCAACGGAGTCAAAGGCTACGATAAGCTCGCCGAGGCCGCCGGTAACCTGAACGCTGTCGCAGGCGGAAACGCGCAGACGTTCAAAACTGTCGGCCTTGTCATGACGCAGACCGCGGGGGCAGGAAAACTCACCACCGAGAACTGGAACCAGCTTTCCGACGCCATTCCAGGCGCGTCCGGTAAATTGCAGGAAGCCATGAAAAAGAATGGCGCCTACACCGGTAATTTCCGAGAAGCCATGGAGAAAGGCGAGATCACCGCCGAGGAATTCAACCAAGCAATCCTCGACCTCGGTATGGAGGACGTGGCCATTGAGGCCGCTACATCCACAAAAACCCTCGAGGGCGCCTGGGGGAATTTCAAGGCCACCCTTGTGACCGGGGCGCAGGAAATCGCCGAAAAAGCACTCCCATGGATCACCGCATCCCTTGACGCCATGAGCAAAGGGTTTGAAAAAGTATTCAACTGGGTGAGCAATTCATTCATCCCCAGCATTACGAATGCTTTCAACATTATCCGCAAGGGTGACTTCACCGGCCCGATCTTCTCATTCGAGGAAGACTCGAGCTTCGTTGATTTCCTTTTCCGCATGCGCGATGCTGCTGCCGCAGCTGGGGAATGGATCAATAAAACGCTCGTCCCGTCGTTGAAGAATCTTAAAGATTTGCTTCTGTCCGGTGATTTCACGGGGACGATTTTCGGGTTCGACAAAGACTCCGGAATCATCTCCTATATCACTAATGTTCGCAATAGTTTCGTCGAGCTCGGCAAATTCATTGTTGGGACGCTCGTCCCCGGTATCGCTACTGCTCTCAGCACCATTGCGAACAGCAGCCTCGTCCAATTCATGGAGAATTTGACCGTCGCTATTCTCAATAGTAAAGTGGCGGTGTATAGTATTGCGGCTGCGTTTACGGCGTGGAAAGCCGTCATGGTCATGTCTTCAATGCAGCAATGGCTGAATGACATGGAAGGCGTAGCCGGGGTAGCGGGGCGTGTCACTACGGCCATTAACGCGATGACCGTGGCGAAGGTCAGAGACGTAGTTGAGACCGCGCAGCTCAACCTCATGTACGCCGGCGAATTCCTGTCGAACATCGCACGTGCAACGACACAGATTACGATGCAGGCGGTCGCTTGGGGGCGGGCCACGGCAATGATGGTCCTCCACAAAACTGCGACAATCGCCTCGACCGCGGCGCAGTGGGCATTCAACGCCGCAATGGACGCTAACCCAATCGGCCTTGTTGTAATCGCTATCGCAGCATTGGTCGCGGCAATCATTGTGGCATGGCAGAACTCCGAAACATTCCGCAACGTCGTCATTTCATGTTGGGAAGCAATCAAAACGGCCGCCGGCGCCGTGGCCGATTGGTTCGCCGCTAACGTGTGGCCTCTCATGCAGGTCGCCTGGGATGGGATTGTGGCTGGCGCCCAGTGGATGTGGGGCGTCATGGTATCCGTATGGCAGGGAATGCAACCTGTTATTCAGGCGGTTATTGATTGGATCGTCGGCACCGCATGGCCCGCACTCCAGGCGGCATGGGACGGGATCGTTGCCGGCGCCCAATGGGTATGGAACGGCATCGTCAGCGTCTGGCAGGGAATACAGCCCGTTATTCAGGCCGTCGTCGACTGGATTGTAAACACTGCGTGGCCCAACCTTCAGGCCGCCTGGGACGGTATTTCTGCGGGCGCAATGATCGTCTGGAACGGGATGGTCGCAGCCTGGCAGGGGATCAGCGACATAATCCGGCCTGTTGTCGATTGGATTGTCAATGTTGCTGCCTTGTATCTCACCACGGCGTGGGATGCTATCAGCTGGGGCGTGAGTGCGCTCTGGTCCACGATTCAGTGGGCGTGGGACGCTATTTGGGCGGCAATCATGCCCGTCGCCACACAAATCTACAATGACATTTGGCCCATGGTAGTCGGCGCATTCAATGCGATTAAAGACACCGCTTCCATGATGTGGTCTGATATTCAGATCGCGTGGACCGCCATTCAAACCGCAATTCAGCCCGTTGCGGATTGGATTTACAACACAGTCTGGCCTTGGGTCGTAGGCGCATTCAATGCGATTAAAGACACCGCCACGAACATGTGGGGCGATATTCAGGCCGCATGGGCCGCGATTCAGACGGCTATGCAGCCCGTGGTGGAATGGATCTACTACACTGCGTGGCCTTGGGTAGTTGACACGTTCAACACAATCAAGGATGCTGCCTCTAATCTTTGGGGCACGGTTCAGGCCGCATGGACCTCAATTCAGGCAGCCATGCAGCCCGTGGTCGAATGGATCTACTACACGGCATGGCCTTGGGTTGTCGACACATTCAACACGATCAAAGATACCGCCTCCGCCCTTTGGGGCACCATATCGGCGGCGTGGAATGGTATTTGGGCTACTATTCAGCCCGTCGTTGATTGGATCTACAATATTGCATGGCCGTGGGTGGTCGGAGCATTCAACGCCATTAAAGACACGGCGTCTATTATGTGGGGCTCACTATCTGCGACATGGAACGGTATTTGGGCCGTTATGCAGCCTGTGGTGAATTGGATTCAAACCTACGCTGCCCCCGTTATTAGCGTGGCCTGGGAGATAATCTCTACGGGCGCGAAAATTCTGGGCGGAATCATCGCGTTCGTATTCGCGTCCATTATTGCCGCGGTCACTATGGGGGTCGCCGTAATTCAAGGCGCAGCCACCACTATCAGCGCCGCCTGGAACACAGTTGTTTCGTGGACCAGCTGGCTGAAAAACATGGTCGTCTCCGCGTGGAACATTTTGAAAGGCGAAATCCAAATCGTTAAAGATTGGATTGCTAACACGCTTGTTCCCGCAATTACAAGTGCCTGGGACAGGGTCGTGGCCGCCGCCAACACTATGAAAGACGGTGTTAGGACGGCGTGGGACAAGATTAAAGAGGCCGCCGCTAAGCCCGTTAACTTCGTTATCGGCACAGTTTACAATAATGGGTTGCGGAAGCTCGTTAACGGGATGATGGAGAAGCTTTCCCTTGATCTTCGTCTTCCTGAGGCTCCTACGATTGGCGGGTATGCGTCAGGTGGTGTTCTGCCCGGGTACTCGCCGGGCCGTGACATTTATCATTTCGTATCCCCCGACGGTGGTGGCCGGCTCGCGCTTTCCGGTGGAGAAGCAATCATGCGGCCCGAATGGGTGAAGGCCGTCGGCGGCCCGGCTATGGTGAATGCCATGAATAGGGCGGCTGCGCACGGGGACAGGATTCCTGGCGGTGATGCGGGGTATGCCGCATTCGCTCCGGGCGGTATTTGGGACCCTGTCAAAGAAACGGTTTCAAAGGGCGCGTCCGCCGCGCTTAATTGGATCACCGGCGCGGCAGACGCGGTGTCCTCGATATTCTCTGACCCGATCGGAGCTGTTGAGACTGTCATCAAAGCTCCGGTTCACAAGCTCCTCGATTCGTGGGGCGGCGACGGGGCGAAACCGTTCTTTGACGCCGGAAAGGCGGGGGTTGATAAAACCATTGACGCGCTCGGTGATTGGATTAAAGATCACATGCCCGTTGTCAGTGGGTTCGGTGGCGGAATCGGTGCTATTGGTGCGGCCGCTGGCGACCTCGTGAATACGGCGCGACGGGCTATTGGTACACCGTATGTTTGGGGTGGCGTCTCCCCGGGCGGCGGACTTGACTGTTCTGGTCTTGTCTATTGGGCACTCAACGCAATGGGTGTTCACGTGCCGCGTCTCACGGCTGCGGGATATCAAGCAATGTCATCGCCCGGTAACCCTATGGTTCCTGGAACGCTTCTGTTCTGGGGTTACCCGGCCCACCACGTTGCTATCGCCTCCGGTAACGGGATGATGGTCGAAGCGCCGACATTCGGCATTCCTGTGCGTGAGGTTCCGATTTATGGCGGGCCGTCCGCGGGGAATCTCCGCTACGACAATGGTGGATTCTTGCAGCCCGGCCTCTCAACGATTGAAAACAAGACTGGTCGTCCGGAGCCTGTTTTCACGTCGGCCCAGTGGGAGAAAATGGATAAGCTGATCAGCCTCCTGGAGAATCGCGCCCTCGGCCCCGACGTGCTCGAAATTCGAGACGTGGACAATGATCTTGTCGGCCGCATGCAAGTAGAGGCAACGTCAGCCATAGTAGACTATGACCGAATGAACCGATAAAACCATTATGACGGAAAGCATAAAATAATGCCGATTACGGGATGGATTGCTACACACACAGGGCTACCGTCAATAATGGCCACAGGCAAAGAACCCGTCTACGCGGGTGATCGTCTTTTCGCCGTGCCTGGTATGGCCCGCGACAAAAGACCTCTCACCGGGCGTGCGAAAATGATTCGCGAGCTCGAGGGCCCCAAGCTCACCGAGCCTGTGACAATGATCCTCTCAGACGCATACGCTGTGCCGGGCACCACAATAAAATACACTCAGGGCGACTCCTCGGTCACGCTGACTCGCCCTGAGGTGGAGTGGTGGCGTGGCATGGTGAGTGGTCTTAATGGGCGCACGGTGCCAGGGCTCATCTGGGAGGAGGCCCAGGACAAGAGAGAATGGTCCTCCCCGATTTCGAGATATAACTCACTCATTGCCAGGTGGCCGATGCTAGAAGTAGCTCGCACCGGAGGTGGACAATTCGTCCTAGACGACCCGTCCCACGTTAACGCCGTTTGGGAAATTCTGCAGAAGCGCGAGCCGCTTATTCTTACGCCGGGCGCCCCAGCCGACGTTCTACCGTCGCGATTCATCACCGTGGACAAGGTCGACAGTGCCAGGATCACGGGAGACGGTATCATTCGGTGGAATGTTAAATGGCATGAGGTCCCTGAGGACTCCCCGATGCTTGTCGGCCCTCACGCCGGCTGGGGGGCAGCACCGTGCGTCACGTGGGGTGAATGGCGTGAAGTCGACAAAGTTTGGAAATCGCGCACATACATTGAGATTTGCAAAATGATTGCGGGCATGCCATGAGAAACGGCCCCACGCTAGCCGCCCTTTCAGACGGCCTCAGCATCGGCGCAAGAATCGATATTATTCGCGGCGGCGAAGTTCTCAAAACGGGAATACCCGCCTCCGAAGTGAAAGTCGAGTGGTCCTCGACGAACCGTCAGGTTCCGGGCGCCCTGTCTTATTCTTGCCCAATGTCATGGGTTCCGGAATGGCCTTTGGACGCTCTCAACAATTTCGGACAGCGGTCCATGGTAACCGCACTGTATGAGAATCGTCGCGGCGACTACTGGGAAATTCCGCTCGGCGAATTCGTCAACATGGAATGGTCTGTGTCGAAAGAAAAGGTGAACGTTTCCTGTAAAGATTTGACGCAGATTCTTGCCGATAACCCAAGGCCGTGGCCGTCCTCACCAGCCGCTGGCGCCACCCTGCTCTCCGAAGCCAACGAACTTGCAGAATATGTGCGAGTGAAATTGGAGGACGACGTATGGGACGCGCCCATCCCACGTACCACACAGTGGGGAAACTCACGAATCGAATCAATCTATAAACTCGTCGAATCGCGGGGATGCGGTATTCGTAGTGGCGCCGATGGAATGCTGCATATCTTCAAACTCCGCGACAAGACGGCGCCTGACGAGATTTATACGTACGAGTCCGGCTTCCTTTTGGAGGCTCCGCGCGCACCGAGGTCAGGCGGCCGTCGCCCGAACAGATGGTACGTTACCGGCAGTAAGCAACAGCGGGCTCAGGGTGAGCAGGAGGAGCGGTGGACCGCGGAACGCGAAATCACTGACCCGCCATACGAACCCAGCGGTTACGGTTGGGTTACTTCGCACAAAGAATTCAGCGCCGCCAGCTCGGCGAGAGAAGTATCCGAGGCCGCAGACACGTACATGATTCAAGACATCTCCTCCCGCTCCTCCCGCTCTCTGACGATTATTCCGGACGCCCGTATCGAGGTCGGAGATATTATCGGTGCGATCACCGAGCAGGGCGAGCATATTGCGGGGCGTGTCTCCGCCTACAGTCTCCCATTGTCTGATCCGTCCGCTACAATGAGGGTAGACATAGAGGTACTGGGAGAATAAACGGGGCATCATGGTCAGACCGTCACTATTGCTTGACACGGCGCCACGAAACGGCGGCGGCCGCAACAATAACAATGTTATTGTTCAGCAATCCTCAGTATCATGGACGTACGGGAAAATCACCGGCACGTCCGCCACCGACAGTACGCTCCCGTCAGGCTGGGTAGAAGTAGGGATTCCCTACAGTAACCCAACGTCACATGCTGTTGGTGAATCCGATGGTATTGCTACGTGGATAGGCGCCCGCGTACTCGTAATCATTGACTCATCCGGCCGTGTAGTCAAGATCAGTGACCCTATCGCCGAGCCGCCTTCAGGAGCGAAGGTCGAGAATCTCGGGCACACGGGCAAAATGCTCAGTCAGGCCGCGAAAGACGCCGAACGCGCTTTCAAGGAAGCTGACGCCATTCGAGACCGGGCCAACAAGGCTGAAGGTGCCGCGAACAAAGCCGCGAAAGACGCGGGAAAAGCTGTCCAGATTGCGGAAGCTAACCGTCCGCCAGTAGTGTCCCAGACCGCGCCCGAGAATCCTGTCACAGGGTTGATTTGGTATGTCACAGACAATGCCGGACACATTACCGATGTACGTATTTGGGACGGTACGCAGTGGGTGACCAGAACAATGGTTGCCGGCAGCATTCTCGTCCCCTCGTCCGTAGGGAACGTCTCGCTCGCTGACGGCTCCGTGTCCGCACGCAACATTTACGCATCCGGGGAACTCTGGGCCAAGATCGCGGCGTTCGCGTCCGTTACCACGGAAATGCTGACCGCTGGAAACGCGACATTCAATGCGGCGAAAGTCACCGGCGATCTCATCGGTAACCGGCTCATTGGTGGGGAACTTTCGCTCGTTGATACCGAGCCGACCTCGGGCGAGAAGAATATTCGATTCGGCCTCGGCAGCGAATATGAGTTCTGGGAGTCTATCTGGTCCCCCAAAATCGCGACCGTCGAGGAGCTTGAGGGCGGCACACGATTCGTTCTAACAGACAGAGATCGCCCTAATCGTAACGACGGCGCGCAGATGGCAATCTACGACATTGCTGTTGCGAAACCAAAAACATATGGTATCGCCGGTGAAGGCGTCGGCAAGGTCGAGGGGTATATTCTTTTCACCCCGTCGTGGAACGGGCGCGCGATTCTCACGATCAACATTGGCAAGAATAGGATTATTTCTGTTGATGAGCAGGCTACGGCCGGGCAGAAAATAAGATTCGATTTCACGCTTCCTGATGGTGCGTGGATCCAAGACACGGACACGCCCTTTTATATCAGTGCCCGCACGAACGACGTTTTCACGCCGGGAATGCAGCTCGGAATCATTTATTCCATGTACGTGTCATGGAAAATGAGCCGCTCCTCCGGTCTGCATATTTTCCGCGACGACGAGGGCGTAGCGAAAATACAGATCACTGATCGTCAGGGCGGCGAGCTTATCATGGACACGAACGGTGTGTCCTATGACCCGCCAGGGTCAGCTCCGCCTCATTCCTCGTCGTGGCGTACTTTCACGGAGCCGCCTTTCGCCCACATGGCAACAAACAACGCGCACTTGTGGACTAAAAAAGATGATTGGACGGAGGTTCCGGTCGGGTCGCAGGAGAAGATTGTTCGTGGCGGGATGCAAGTAGACGGTGTCGAGATCATTATTCCGCAGAGTGGGCTTTACCGTCTAGACGGTACAACATGGTACAGGTCATCATGGGCCGGATATGTTGGCGGCACAAGGGTTGCCCGCCCCAATGATGTTGAGCGCGGTGTTTACATGTATGCCGCGTTGAATCATGGCCTGTGGACCGCGTTGCAGGTGACTGGTGTCAGGCGTTTGAATGTCGGGGATCGGGTCGCGCTTTATACGTATCAGAATATTGACGAGGGTACAATTATGGATTGGGGCGAGATGACGGTTAGCTGGCTCACCTACTGAAATTGTGCAACAATATTTTTAGGAGAAAACAATATGCCTAACACTAGGTGGACCGGCGGTATCGTCCCCACAGTAGACGATAATCTCATTGAGGCCTGGGACGCGTACGATGATTCCGCCGGTAGGGTTATGCCGGCGGCGTCCGTGGCCGCAGCACGGGTCATGTTGGCGGCCGCACCGTCCGGGGCAGTATCGAAAGCACGTCCCGCCGTTTTCATCATCGACGACATTCTGTACACTGCCGACGGTTCCAAGGCTGGCGACGGGTCGTTCAACATCAACCCCGCGAACTCGTTCAGTGGCGTGCTTTACCGGCATCGTGATAATACGAACGGCCGCGGGCGCCCGACCTCGGATCACACCACTTACACGTGGGGTGACGGTATTGTTACTCTGCCGATTAAGAGCCTCATGGAGTTCTCGCTTGACGTGTGTGTGAGCATTGCGCACGAGGATTATCATTCCGAGGAGGAGAAGGATAAGGCGGTCGGCTCGTATTTCTTCGGGTTTAAGCTTGACAATCGTGGTATTTGGCAGACCGAGATTCAGTACAATCGCACGTTTATGACGCACCATATGCAGTGGCGCCTTTCCGTGGAGGCCGGCTCACATAGGGTCGCTTACACTACGGCGGGTAGCTATGGTGCGGACCCGTACTGGCATTACGATGGTGGCGTTTTCCCGGGGACCGTGTTTACGGTGGCTACTCTCGGTGCGACTCGCGTTGACCTGTAACCTCTAAAATAGTTCACTATTAGAAATAGGTGATAACAGTATGACTAAGGTTATAGCGACGGTCGTGAATGCGGCCGGCAAGACAGTCAACGCCACAATGAGCGTCCGCCCCGAAACAGTCTACACGTCCGACAATATTACGACAGTCCCCGCTCCCGTGCGCGGCGACGCCGACGACAAGGGCAGGATTGAGGTTGAGGTGGACGCCAGCCACGGTGGCCGGTGGGCGATCGTTTTGAATGTTGCTGGCGTTTGGGCGCGTGAAGTTCGTGGTGCGGAGCTGCCGGCCTCAGGCGACGTGCAAGTGACCTCACTGTCGGCATGGAATGGCGGCAGTACCCCTGATCCCGGCAATCCCGGTGGTGGCGGCGGCCAGGGCAATGGTGGCAAGATCACCGTCAGCGATGATGGTCTTACTTGGACTTACGGAGAGTGAGAAAACACGATGGCAAACGTTACTGGGTACACTAAGGCCGGCGTTGACAAACTGGTCGCCCCGCTGTTCTCCTCAATCTCGCCTTTCGCGGTCGGTGGTCACTACTATTCACCGGTCACGTATTTCTGGCCCGATTTCTATAACGAGGGTCAGGCCGGGAAGGTATCGAAGTGGGCCAAGACACTGGCTTACGGGGACGCGCTCGGCTACGTGATCATGAATCGCTCTACCGGCGATTGGTCCGCCAAAGACAACGATTTTCTCACTCAGGCGCAGCGCGCCAAGGCGGCCGGGGCGAGGAGGATTCTCTGGTATATTCCTACCCGTTACGGTGTCGCGTCGCTCGCCAAGGACGATGCTGCTAGGAATGGCGTGCCTGACCCGGACAAGTTTACGCGCGAATACATTATGCAGCTGTGCGCAAACCTGCGCTCCCAGTATGATGGTCTTTTTCAGGGCGTATTCTTGGACGAGGTAATCAATGGATGGGGCGCCCAGTCCGGCCGGGTCGGTTGGTACGGTGACCTCATCGGCGAAATTCGACGCACCTACGGCAAGAATTTCACGATCGCTATCAATCCCGGTAGCAATATTACTGAGGCTGTGTGCGCGCTCGATTTTGACGTGTGCATGAGTTTCGAGAATACTGCTGCCAAGTATTTGGCGGATGACCCTAATAATCCGATTGCGAACGATGTGATGCGGGCGCAGCCGTCCACCAAGTGGTGGCACGTTATTCATGGGGTTACGAAAGAGAATTTCCGACAGGTGATCGATCGCGCCGCATCGTTCGGCGTGTCACATTTGTATGTGACCGACGGTGAGCTGGTGCAGGGTGAGGGCGGCCAGTGGGTTCCCGAGAAGAACCCTTACCAGAATCCTCCGTCGGATTGGATCATGGAGCGTGTGATCGCCTGGCATGGTGGCTACCTCGGACTGGCTGAGCGTGTTGCCGCGTTGGAGGCAAAGGCAGCTCCAGCCCCGTCTCCTCAGCCTGGCGCCTGAGTGTTTCACGTGAAACATTCCCCCTCACCACGATTTGTGTGGTGAGGGGGAATGTTTTCATGCCGACGCGAGAGACTATAGTCCTAGGCGTTGGTAGTTTCCTCCGTGCTCGCGAGCAATATCGTCCAGGACGCCCATGAGATCGGAACGCGCATCGTCCTGAACGTCGATCGACGGTGAGTTCAGGATCAAGTGAATCGTGCCGTTGATCTCTCGGAATTGACGAGCGGCAATAGCATCGCATTCTACGGTAGTCCATTGTCGTGCCAGGCTACGTGCAAGATTGCATGTGCTCTCGCCGCTTGTCTCATGGTAAACGCCAACAACGCTCAGTGGCCAGCCCCAGATAACCCATTTACTGACAGCGCCGACGTCGCCGTTCTCTATGGTGACGTCAATCCTGCCACCTTTATACTGGTTGTGCCATTTCAGATTAGCGACCATGTGCGCTTCGTCAATGTCGCACGCGTCGGGCTTCGGGAGCCACAATTGTGTGAGGCTGATCTCGTGCTCAATCTCCAGCATTGGGTTGTTCGCTGTCATGAGACGCTCCGCAAAAGTAGGCTACAGCGCATCGCAGAATGCTCCGGACTGCAAGATTCCTCGTGAGTCCATCCTGCTGAGACGCCGCGCCTCGTCGTCACCACAACACCGTCGTCGGTGACCTCGATCTTCCCCGACGAGGAGTCAATGACGGCAATTCCCGCACGGTCTGAAATACGAGGCGACTGGAGCATGTCCCGCAATTCCCTAACGATAGCCAGCGCGATTTCCTGTCGGTCAATCTTGCTCATTATTCCACCTCCCGAGCCGATGGTGTGACACCGACCTGCCCCTGATAATGCGATCCGAGACCATTGGTGCCGTATGGCATGCTGGCGGGCCTGTCCAGGTCCTCGAAAGCAATCTGCGCGATCCTGTCCCCAGGGAAAAGATGGGCGGGCTTGACGGAGTGCAGGTTAGCAATCTCCAGGGTCACGTTTCCTTGGAATCCAGGGTCGATGTATCCCGCGGACACGTGAACAAGGATTCCGCGTCGCGCCCACGATGACTTGCCTTCCACCCTGGCCACTAGATCGGCGGGCACGTTGACTTTCTCCTGGGTGGACGCGAGAATAAACTCACCCGGCAGCAGTTCATAACCGTTCTCGTCAATGGTGATGTTTTCGTCACCGTGACGGTAGGTGATAATGTTCTCGTCTAGTCGCACTTCTACTGACGCTGGTTGAATAGACAGCGGTTTACGCCAGTCGGTAATGAGTTCGCCCCAATCGATTCTGCGTCGGAGAGTGAAATCGCTCAGTGTAGCCATTGTGGTAGTCCCCCGTTTTCGTCTTCCTCGACCATATGGACCGTGTAACCTTTATCGCACAGAATTGCTTCGGCTTCAAGAGCAAGGGCAGGCCTCTCTCCCGGGAAGATTTCTATTGAGTCTTCGCCGCGCTCCGATATTACGATCGCACAAACGTACGCATCATCGTCCGATGAATCGCTATAAGTGAGCACATATCTACCTTTCTCTCTCCAATATGTGCACCTAGTAAAGGTGACTCCTCCTTCTTGCCACGAACGCAAAGCAAGTGTTACTCCCTGAATACGCTGCACGATATGCATGAGCTCACGGATTGCGGTGGACGGATCAGTAAAATTACTTCTGATAGTGAAGTTACAGTCAGTGGCATGCATAAACGCAGACGCCACCCACCTCCCCCTGATTCCCACTAAATCAACGAAAGCAATATTAACAATATTTTCCATAACGCTCACCTATCTTCTGGAATATAGTTGCTGAGACTATCGTATGAAATGGCGGACATGAACTCTACGAGCCGGTCTCGAACCTCCCTGGCGCGATCCTCCGGGGCAAATCGTCTATCGATAGTGTCCCAGTAGACGTTTCGCAGAATTGCGATCACCGTCTGCCCTCCCCGCTCGTTGACGAGTTCGCGAAGATACCACGCCGCCTTCCCCATGTCAACATTCTTGTCAGCACCATACTTGTGGCCGGCCCTGAAAATATATTTCAGGGCACTACCGGTAAGATAGTCTTTGTCGCGAATGAAAGCGATGGGTTCAGGATCGAGGGTCGCATAGTGTGACGGGTGAGACACAACATTCTCGCGTACAACATTCTCGCGTACATCATTCTCAGTACACTCGTCACCCTTATACGTAATACAGAGAACATTATCGCGGAGAGTCAACTCATAGAGCTGCTCGTCGAAAAACAAGATTCCTTCTCCACCATCTTCACTCTCATACCAAATGCACCATTCGCCAGTGAAATACCGACAAACCTTCCTAACATGTGCATAATAGCTGTCAGAAACATGAAAGCAAATCGGACCGTCAGTGAACTTCACATCGCAGCCGGTATCAGTCTTATATTCGCCAATACGCCGCCAATACCAACCGTCATTCTTCCGCTCCAGAGAAACGTAGCGCCAACTCCAGCACTCCACTCGCCATTTGCTGAAAGAATTGCGGCGGACGTGTACCTCCCAAAACCCATTATGCGGCACTACCTTCGAAACATACTCATACACGCCATTCGGGTAGTAAATCTTCTCGCACCCATCATCTACAGGTGACACCACATAATCTCCTTCCTCTGTCTGCGTGATCGAATACTCGTTGTACTTGAAATAGTGTCTCCGTTCTACACCAGCGTGAATAGAATCGAAACTAATCCCCTTGTCGCCGCCGGTTTTCGCTATGATTCTCTCTTTACTACCGTCTGGCAAGTACAGCCAAACCGTCTTCAAAAACACCGTGTCCATAGCCGTTTCACGCTATTTCAGTTGCCGAGAGTGCCAATCGTGGCAAAGTAGGCGAAGAATACTTGGAGCCACCAAAAAGCACGCCACGCCAATGACAGTCCGATAACTCCAACGATAAGGGTGACTGCACCCATTGCCATACCCTCACCCGTTGACCTCGGCCTGCGAAGCCATGCCACGAAACGATTCGTGGGGCGCGGCGGCACCATCACACTGAGAGGCACAGGCCATGCGGGCGGCGCCGGGGCCGGCGGAGGCGGCGGCGGTGCAGTGGGTGCGCTAGCCGCGGGCGGAGGCGGTGCAGGAGTCGGTGCCGACGGGGCACTTGAAAAAGTAGACATAATAGTTTCCTCACTTTCCGTTCAGTTCTGCCATGAGACGGTTGGTCCAACCGTCACTGTAATTGAAATTTGTGCGCTTAGTGTGACGTGTGCTCTTGATTCTCTTCGCCCGATTCCTCTTGTGCTCCTGAAACTCTATAGTCTTGCGGCGGACCTCGTCCTCACGTCCGTCCATGCGCTGGATTGCCGGGTATTTCATGATTTGACCCACTCGATCTGGTCGCCGAGAAGCCCACGCAGATCATTGATCAGATTACGCGCGTTCCCGAATTCCTCCTCGCTGATATCGAAAACACGGTAGACGTTTCCTTCGGTGCAGACGACTAGGAAGAAATCGTGCGCGCATTCAGGGATGAAGACATTGCGGACGTTTCCGATGAGGGCGGGCCGCTGAACGGGGATGGCCTGTACGAGGTCGGCGCCAGTGAGAATTGCGACGGCGGTCACTCGCTCAACAGGGATGCCCCGGAACTCATTCTCGCCTTTCTCGTACCCCTTTGCGGGGAAATGAATTTTGGTGCCCTTCAAGTTGGTGAATACTGCTCCTCCTGTGGTCTTGCATGATCCGTATCCGGTGCGACGTCGCGCCATGATGATCCTCTCCTTAAAATATGTGTATGTAATGGTGGTGGGTGGTGGTGGCCCATCATCCGTGACGGGCCACCACCGTCATGTGCGTACGTGTCAGTTCTCCAGCCACCAATCGGCCAGGTAGGCGATGGTCTCGTCAGTCAGAGCGGAAAGTCCCTCGTGGACGATGGTGAATCCATCGGCGTCATACTGCCAGAGTCCCCAGGAGACGACGTCGTCGCACACGTGGAGTCCGAGCGTCCGCCCGCCGTCGGTGGTGCTCCGCTTGAGGCCGATGGTTTCGCCGGTCTCGTCCACCCAGTAGTCCGTGTCGCCCCACGCGTTGGCAGCGGTGCCGACGGCGTAGGCGATGTCGGTGTCGGTGGTGATGTTCTCAGCGGTGGTGGTCATTGTCTTTGTCCTCTCTATCCCCGGCTGGGTGGCCCGTCCTCCCTGCCGATGACTCAATCATGCTTTCCCGTGCGTCATGGGTCAACCCACATGGGCGGTGGCCTATCTCACAAAACTTGCGTGTTGTGTGCGTTGACAACGCCGGGTACATGTGATACGCGCGCGCACGTACCTATATACCCTAAAGACACCTCCAGATGCTCATGATAAAATTAAAGCCACCGAAAACCTTTACGAAAGGCGGTGCAAAATTGGCAGATTCCGTCACAGAATACGCTGCGTCGGAAATGAAATATTGGTGCACCACAGGCGACTACGGGGGCACCGGATACGCCCAGGACAACCGGTGGACCTGCTACTGGAACAGCAATGACGCAGGCTGGAAAACTGGCCCTGGCGACATGGATTGCAGTAGCGGCGTAGCGGGCGCCTACAATATTGCATTCCACAATGTTTGGGGGACAGGTTGGGATGATCCGATTATGTTCCCGCGGACCGGTGAAACGTGGACCGAAACTCTGAATTCTTTGGCTGCGAATCGCGGTTTCATGGATATTGGGGACACATGGTACGGGTCCACGCCGTCGGGGGGATTCCAGGTCGGCGACCTGGTCCTGAAAACCACCGGAGACGGCGGACATGTCGCAATGTGTGTGCGCGAAAACGACGGTTCATTCAACGCAGGCGACCCGCTCCTCGCCGAGGCGTGGATTAACGAAAATGGTGACATCTCAGAAGGTCAAATGGGGGACCAGACCGGCTACGAAACGCACGTAGTCCGGTACAGTAGTCACCCTATGACTGTCGCGGCCTCGTGGTCCACATGCATCCGTTTCGGAAAGCGGACCGATGCTGATAACGGGCACGAGTCTGCTGGCTCGTACCGCCTTTCTTCAATTCAGGAGGCCGTCCTCAGGGCTGCCGATGCGGAGAATTGCCCGTGGTGGGCCGCCCTGGCATGCTTGTGGATGGAGACCGGCGAGCGCGGCGCTAACATTTACGGGCACGACGCCGGGGGTGCCGGCCCGCACGGCGAGGAAGTGACCGAGGAGAATTTCCGCGAATTCTTGGCGGCGATTCGAGATGGCGAAAACTCGAACGGTGTTGGGCCGTTGCAGATTACGTATCCGGGTTATTTCTTTGATGACCCGGATCGTGAATGGTGGATGCCGGAGAAGTCGGCTGAGGTCGGCTGCCGCATTCTTCGTGATCTCATTAACGCGGAGGGCGATTCTTATGAGGCGCTGAAGCGCGTTGGGTCGCGGTATAATTCAGGAAACCCATATGACGCGTACGAGTCTTATGGGATTCTTTTCAGTAATCGTTGCAAGTCTTGGTATGATTATGGTCGCCCGTCTGGTGGCGCCGGAGAGGAATTTTGGGATATGAGCGAGGGCGTTGATCTGCTCAGGGAGATTCGCGATCTTTTCCGTAGTGGAAAGGCGGGGGACCATTTCGCGGGTGACATGAATTGGTACGCGAAGGCGACCTATGAGGAGGTTAAGTCTATTCACGCTTCCGTGGATCAGATTCTGCATTCTGTGACTCCGGGTCAGGAGAATGTTCGTGAGGCGGGCGCGATTTATGGTGCTGTGAACGAGATTCGTAAGGCGGTGTCGACGCCGTCGTCTTTGCAGGCGCATGATGGTGCTGCGGAGTCTCCCGTTCCCGAGTCTCCTGCTCCGACGGAGAATTCCTGACGCGACATGTTGGTGTTCTATCGTGACATATTCGGTTAGTATTATGCTGGGCATCGTGTCATGATGGGTACGACATGCGGGGAGCTTCACTCTCTTCCCTCTCCGTGATCTCCTGTGACAGTGGTAGAGCAAGTCTCCGGACGGTCAATGAATGATCGTCCGGAGACTTGCTTTATGTGTGCTATACTTTCCCACGTACCGCTCATATTGGTTAATACACAAATATTTTCCTACGCGTTCCGACGGTGCAATAAGAGAATACTATCGCCCTCATGTTTTCCTGCACACATTAACCCGACATGCTCTAGGAATCGGCATGAGGGCGATAGTGTACAATCCATCCAGTGAAAGTGAAAATTAGAGTGACTAAGTCGCTTTATGTGGCTACTATTTTTGCGGCCGCCATGGTGACAGCAAACACCGCTCTCATGGTGTACGAAGATTACACCAATGGCACTATGAATGTGACTCGCGATTCTTTGTGGTGTGTTGGTGCGATCATTCTTTGGGTCAGCGTGCGCACTGTCCGGTTCATGCGGACTGTCGGCTATCGCCCTGGATTCCATAGAAAGTAACTAAAACATAACATTCCCCGTCTAGCGTCATCGTTGTTAGGCGGGGAATGTTATATAATACGTATTGCAGCCTTACTAAAACAATGCGATAAAGAGGACATTAGATATACGATGCTCAATTTCCTGAATGATGTTCTCTCTGACGCCACCCTAGTAGCTTTGGCCGCCCTTACTGGCACAATTTTCTCGAACTTAACGCAACGCAAAAACGCGAGAGACCAGGAACAGATCTCGATCCTGGACATTACCGTCCGATCTCTTTCCGAGAGAGTGACCGCCCTAGAGGCTAGTCTTGCGGCCGCCGAAAGAGCTGCAGACCTGGCAGAAGACGGCCGCCGACGGGCAGAAGTAAAATGGTGGGAGGCCGTCTCTTTCGCGCACACCGTCCTCGATTGGGGTAGGTCCCTGAAAATTCTGATACCATCTGATAAAGAGGACTCAATCCCTACCGAGCCTCAAATTCCGGATTCCATGAGGTGATTCATAAACATGTTTACTCCTGAGGTCCGCAAGGCCCTTTATGCCCTGCTCACCGCCGTTCTCGGTGTTTTCGCCGCTTTCAATGTTATTTCCGCCGACCAGGCGTCTCAGTACGCCGATGCTGCTACCCAGATTGTTGGTGCTCTGACTCTGGCGCTGGCCACGTATCACACTCGCCCCGGCGCGGCCGCTGGCCGTCACGCCGCCGGTGAGGGCGAGGCCACTGAGGACAAGGTCGCCTGACCTCCGCCTTTCACAGAACACTACTGCCCCCTACCGGATAATCGGTGGGGGGCAGTAGTGTTTCACGTGAAACACGAGAGCGCGTGTTTCACGTGAAACATTCATCTCCGTTCCGTGTCGCTTCCGATGATGTGGGCGATCACGGCCTCGTCGTGACGTTTAGTAACCGCCCACAAGAAAAGGTGGCGCCCCGCATCGCGCGCGTCGTCTGCGTCGGGCTGGCTCACGTCGGTCCCGGTAGGCCAAAAACCAAGAGACTTCAAAACATGGTCAGGCATGGTAGTTTTCGCCATTGCGGGAGTCTGCCATACAATATCCCCGATCTCCCACTCCAGTACAGCGTTGATTTTCACTGGGGTGAGGTCTGCGAGAAAATTGTTGCCCGGTCGAAGATCAAACTGTTCGCACACGACAATGTCTGGGGCGAATTCGTCTCGCGTGGCCAGGATGTCGTAGACGCTGGCCGTCCAGTGCTCATACTTGAACTGTTGAACATGAATAATTGAGAATCCATGGTCGTCGTGGAAGTCCCCGATGACGATTCCGGTTGATTTGCCGGGGTCGACGGTCATCACTCGTTGCATCATACCTTTCCTCCTTCCTTAGTCTTCCGTAGGCTTCGCCTCGACTTGTTCACGGTAGCAATATTTTTCACCATGTCCGAACGCACTCCGTCTACCTTGAGCCACAGCGTATCCGGCGACATTGGCTTGCCGCGTCCCTTCTTCAGAGTCCACGGCGTATCCGGGTCATCCGGGAAAGGCAGATTCTTATAGCACCATATTGCACAATCCTGCGGGGAATCGAAATGGAAGTCTTCCTTCGGTATGTATCTTTTCAGGTCATAAATGCGTCGCATGAGTGAAGGAGTAAGCCATTTCGGCAGTTCCTTGTACATGCGAAGCGATGAGCTAGTGCACGGGCAATTCACCGGTTCGCCGCCACTGAAGCGCGAGACACGAATCCACCTCTCCTCCCCGCAATTCACGCAACGCATATGAAAATACTTATGGTGATCGCTCATGAACCTGTACTCAGGGGACGTGACTTCCCATTGCCGAAAACGGCGTCCCATCATTTCCTGCTCCTCACCGGTCAAATTCTTGTTCACTGGCTTGACCGGGTGAAGGATGCGGCGGTTGCGGCCTTTCTTTCTTGTCTTGGTGCGTATGATAGAGATTTCACCGGGACGAAATACCCCGTTCTCGGTCGCGAACTCCCACTCGAATACAACCGATGGGTTGAATTCGTTGTAGCACCATTCGATAGCTGACATCATGCCGTCGAACTCGAAATTATCTACGCCGTTCTTCTCTCGCCATGCCCAAATATTGAGGCGAATATCGTTGTAGGAACGGCTCGGCATGAGCGTATCGTTTGCTTTGCGATGGTAGCGCAAATACGGCATATCCGGCGTATGATCTAGCGCTACGTCAAGGTTGCATGGGGCGATTGGCTTGGTAATGTCAGGGCGCACGAAACGCCATTTCTTGTCCTCAGGGACCTCCAAATAGGTGAAGCACCATTCCAGGGCGGCGTCCACGGAAGAGAAAAGAAACTCTCCGCTGGGGACACTCGTTTGAAGCCGCTCCAACCTATTGGCGGCTAGCCTGTACAGCTTGTATGACGGTTGCATCATTCGTGTTTTCTCTCTTCTCTTATTTGGTTGAATAGCGGGGGCAACAGTATTGCTGCCCCCGCTATTCAAATCATGCGACCATGCGTGTCAGAAAACTACCGGCGATGCGGCCGCAGTATTCTTCTTGGCCTCGAAATCGATGGAAGAAATCTCCGCCCTAGGAGGCCAGAAAGCGGGTTTCGGGGCGCCGTCCTCGCCGAGGATCGTGATCCCGTTCTCGTCCTGCTCGTACGCGGGGCGACCGTAATCATCAAGACGAGGCCTGGGCTTGCTCATCCTTGTCACCAACGTTGCGTGAGCGCCCTCCAAATTCTCGCACACGCGCTTCACGGTCGCGTCGATCTTCTGCGGTGAGAGGAGACCGGCCCGCTCCCTGGTGTCGGCCGGCCACAGACCTGCCGCACTGAAATACTTCGGAATGTTGAAGTGAATGTAAGTCTTTCCGTTCTTGTTGATTGTGAAAACGGTGCGGTCGGTGATGGCTTTTCCGGCGTCCTCGTCGTCGCCGTCGATCATCCAATCGGTGACGAGCATCGGCCTACCGTTCTTGGACGTGGTCATTTCGGCCTTAGTGATGAATGCTGAGTGCTTTCCGGGCTTGGGCGGCTCGAAGTTACCGCCACCGGTGGCGACTTCCAGTGATGAGAGGTCGGTGCCGAAGTTGAAGCCAGTTGCCATAATTATTGTGCTCCTATGAGATGGTGGTAAAGAATTGCGGAGGTCAGTTCTCGCTGGCAGCGGGCTTGCTGTCGGCGGGCTTGCTGCGAAGCGCCTCCCTGATCGCGTCGGCGGCGATAGCGAGAGTCTCAGCGGTGACACCACGGTCAGCGGTAACAGTGATCTTAGCCATAATAATTTTCTCTCTTCCTAATGTTTTGGTTAGTGGTTAGTGATGTAACCGTGAATCTTGGTCATGTTCGGATTCCCCATTGCTGGCGGGAACCCGCGCGTCTGTTGCTTTGTCACGACGTTGGGTTTGCGAGTGTACAGGACTGGCACGGTGATTTCTTCCCCGTCCCCATTGTCCACGTTCGCCCACTCCATGTAGCCGACGAAGTTAAACAAAGCGGGGATGCGCTGCCCAGATTTCTGCCCCTCGAATGACGGGGCGATGAAAGTTTCCCCAGTGACTTCATTGCTTTCGCGCGCGGAGTGCGTGATAGCAATGAATGAAATGTCGGGTGCGTCCAGGAATACGCTGATCGCCTTCAACAGTGAGTCGTATACTGCCCGCCATTTCGTCCACGTGTCATTCGACACGGCCTCATAGTGGGTCAGGATGAGTTCCTGGCACTTGTCCAACGTGTCGAACACGACAGTCTTGTAGGGGAATTCTGCAAGATTGCGTGCAATATTGTCGCAAAGATTGGCGCAATCAACCCACTTGTCGCAATGCACGACAGTGATGTTCTGCAGGTTCCCCCAATCCCGTACCGGGAGCGTACCGGATTCGAAATCAACGTACAGGACGGGCGACATGTCGTCCACCTGCGACGCCGTAGCCGCGAGCGATGTTTTACCGACACCACTCACGCCATGAATGAGCATGTTGAAATGATTACTCTGTTCCGGGTTCACGACCGTCATTCCGAGACGGGCGAGAGTGTCCTCGAAAGTCATAGTATGTTTCACCTCCTAACCGTTGATAGTGTAGTTTTTGAACGCTTCCGTGTGACGCTCGTGCGAGCAGTACCAACATAGATGGGACGATTGGAGACTGTCAACCCCACTGTCATGTGACCTTGCTCTCTCCCAAATGTTTTGGAGTCTCTCTATGGCCGCGAGCGCAACGTCCTGCCTCCACGGGAAAGAGAACTCACAAATACTGTCCGGCACTACCTCCACACTGCAGTCCCTTGGAAGGGCGACGATGGAACAGCGGGCTACGTCGTAGCCGAGTTGTGTGAGGCCGTACCCGTAGACCATGATTTGAATATAGTATTTACGGAATTGTGCGCCCGCTATCGTGTTAGCGAACTGAGGCAGCCCACTGTCCCATTTGATACTCTTTCGGAATGCGGAAATCTTTTTCCGTGAGAGCAGCTTCCAGTCCAGGACCGTCGCCGCCGCAATATCGAAGCGATCCACACTCCCAGAAATACGCCCATAGTCTTCAAGATCGCACACCTCTACTCTCTGCTCCACGAGAACATTCGGTTCGTTTTTTGTGCGTGATTCCGCGAAAGCGTGAAACGCGGTGCCAAGGAAAGGCGCCAGTGGCGTGCCCGTATTTCCCGTGTCGTGCGGGATTCCGAGAAGCTTATCCGCGATGCATCGTTCGCAATCGTCTCCGATTTCGCTCACGCCGATGCGTGTTTGTTTGTCGCGTTCGGTTGGGGCGAAGACATTACTGACCGCTGTTGCTGCGGCCGGGCTCAAATTCAAATTTCTCCCCTTCCTGAATTGCGGCGATAGCGGCGAGCCTCACGTCGCGGTGGACTTCAATGTCCCCGCTCGCAATATCTTCAATGAAGAATAGTCGTGCGTCGCCGGCCGGCATGATTTCATAGACCGTGCTGTCGAGTTCCTCGGCCCGCATTGCGGCTTGCTCGAGATTCGAGTAGACCCGGTAGTCGCCTTTCTTCGACGATTCCCATACTAGATATACGCCCATTAGTGTTTTTGCCCTCTCTTCCTTGTAATGTTGGTTATGGTTACGTGTTATTCGATAATGGTTGCCGTGAGGCCGGCCCGCTCCTCAATCGCCGCGGAAATGACGGCCGCATAACATTGGATCCGCCAAATGTTCTCGGATCGAATATTGGGCACGTGCAGTTGCATTGTCTTGACGCCGAATTTCGTGGGCCATTTCAGGATGATGGTGCGGCCGGCGATCTCGTCAATCGTGGTGCCCTGTGTGATGCGCATAATGTTTTTCACCTCTCCTCTGTGATGAGTTCGTAAATGTCGAGGGTGTTACAGGAGGCCATGCCGCGCATAATGTGAATGTTGTCTGCCGTGACATGGATGACATTGACGTCTGAGTACCCATCGTCGACCGGAGTGACGGTCAGGAAATTCCTGCCCATCAGCTTGCTGTTATCGGACATGAGAATGTCTATGATGGTATCTGCCATGCGGCGTCGCACTAGGCGAATGGCCGAGCCGCCGTGTGTTTCTTTCTTCATGGCATCTACCGTATGCGTGTGATGGCACTGCACGCAACCCTCGCGAGCGTGGCGTCTATCACATCTCATATGAGGCCACTCTCGCGCAGACGCTCATACCCCGCCGCCAGCCTCGGCTCCACAGCCGTCACGTCAACAGTATTCTCACACTGCAAAAGAAAACGATTCACCCGTTTTGTTTGTCCCTTACGATTCAAACGAGCAGACGCCTGCAGATTCAAAATCACACTATTATCCTCACTCAACCAAATCTCAGTATTGCAAACATTCTGCAGACCGTCAATACCTTCCGCGGCGGCCGCAATAACAGCACAAAGCACCCTAGGCCCATCGGGCTCCAAAAAACGCCGCCACTCATCACGGTAATCGCTGGACAATTCAACACTCTGACAGCCGGCATCAGCCAACCGTTTCCGCAACGGCGCCATGAATTTACGCGAGTGACACCACAGAATAACTCTCTCATCGGGCGGAAGATCAGACAGAATGTCGAAAGTGGCATCGATCTTCGAAGATCCTTGCTCTTCGAATTCAACATTGTCGTCCACGATTTTCAGCGGCCCGAGAGTGATCTGCCTGAGACGCCCGTCGAGAACGGCGGCAGACGAAGCCACACTGGCCCCACCATCCATAACCGCCAAACGATGATCCACGAACTCCCGATACATCCTCCATTGTTCACGCCGCATCCCACAGACGACACGCTGAACATTCACGGGCGGTAGATCTCCGAAAACCTCACTCCCCCGCATCGCAGACCAAACATCACCCACAGAATCACGGAGAGCACCAGGAGTCCTCTCACCACCATAAATCCTGGCATACCGAGACGCCGCAAAAGGATTCAACTCAGAAACAAAAAACTCATCAGCAAACCGATAAAAACTACGATCGACACTATCCGGGTTCAGGAATTTGAGAACACCATAAATATTGACAGGTTTATTGCCGGCAGGCGTACCCGACAAGCCGAGACGATGCTTCGATTTCAACGCCTTCACAGCCCGAAAAGACTGAGTGCGGTGATTCGCGATACGGTGCACCTCGTCCACGACCACCATATCGAACGATTTCTTCGAGAAAGAAACATTCGGCCACTTCCCCGCCGCCGTCGCCTTCCCCAAGGAAACCAATAGCTCGAAATTAATAACCCACCAACCGCCCTCGCCGCTCAGCACGTCCTCAATGTTGGCGCGTCCCGCCTTGGTGGTGCGTGATAGTACTTTCGCTTCCTGGCCGGTAATGACCTTGATACTGGCCCGCCATGACGGAATGACGCGTTTCGGGCACACGACAATGACCCGCCTGGCTGCGTTGAGTTTTTGTGTAACCCAGATGGCGCCGTATGTTTTGCCGCAGCCCGGTTCCCACGCCAACAATGCGCCGCCGCCGTCTCGAATCGCGGTGGTGGTGCGGTTGATTTCTCTTTCCTGCGCAACTGTGGGTTGAATGTTAATCACTGAAATTCGTCCAAACGATCACTAGTAGGCAAATAGTGAGCATGAACACAAGACATGCCATCCTTGTTTTCCTCTTTCTGTACAACGAACCCCGCCCCACCAAGGGATGGGACGGGGTTCGTTCTGTCGGGTCAGTGGGCGATAGCGTGACGCGCCACAGAGTCCCAGTAGGCATCCTCGTCCACGTCCACCACATAGTAAGGAGTGCCAGTGGAGGAGAAATACTGTCCAATCACATCATCAGCGATCGCGGCAACATCGTAGTCGTCCATCTGGTCAAGCGTGGGAATGATGTCGAACATGATGACGTCATCCCGAGTGCTGCGACGAGCGATGGTGTCCATAATTTCTTCTCTCTTCTCTCTATGTCGGTGCCACCGTCCCTCGGTGACGACCCCAGTATAGGCGGACCGTGCACTCCCTCGTCAACCCACATGGTCGTGACCTGACTCACATCTCCAGTTGAAGGAGAGACAGTGCCCTCCCCACAGCCGCACCCACATCACCACCGCACTCCAATACCCTCATGCAATCGAACACTGTGTGCGCTCGGCCGTCCGCGAGCGGATCATCCGCATGATGTGAGAAAACTAGACCGCTGTCCAGCATCGTCACACCCGGAGCCGTGTCACCACCACGCACATACCGCCACCGTCGCCCCACCGACTCATACGGCCAACCAAACAAACCAACAAGATCATTAAAACTATACTTTGAATTGAACTCACCAATCACACCACCATAACCCCCATCGGGCACAGAAGACAAAGAAACATCACCGCCGCCTTTCTCCTCGTACCCGATGTTCTCCAACCATTTATCAACATTCAAACGAGCGCCATCAATGAGCCAATGACGCACCCTCAACCCAAGACGATGCGACGGCAGAAAAAACGCCCGGGACGCCTCAGCGCATGACCCATCCCACTGAGCCACGGGCCCCAACACGCTAAAGCACGTCCGGGCGATCGCCTCACACTCCCCCACGGTCATGCTGCGAGTGCACGGCAGAACAACGCGGAAACGCGGGGATGGGAAAGACGAGGACGCTGTCTCCCACACAATGCCAGCAAGATTAGCCGCACGCATACGATCCCCAACAAAATCCTTCCGCGACCCATGGTCCGCATCCAAAACAATCGCCGACCGGGACACAAAATTCCTCTTCTGCCGCCTACCCCCCGAAAGAATGCCAGCAAAAAACGCCGGAGCATCATACTTCTCACACCTCGAGGGCGCCTCACACAAGGCGGCAAAATCGTTGAGGTTTGCGTTAGTGGCACGCCACCCTGTGATGGAGCGAACATTGTCCGCTACCATCACAGGGAAACGCGCCCCGAAAACATCACTCACTGTACGATGGTTCCGCTATCTGATCCCGCAGAATCGCCTCTACGAGATCATTGTCCACAATCGCACCTTCCGTCCGGAACTTCACACCGCGACGAAGAATGTACTGCCGATACTCCTCCACGCTGCGCGGAGACAGATTCTTCGCCTCCAAAACCTGATACAAACGGGTCTCGGTAGGGGGATTACTACTGAAATCATCCACCATGCGCGTCAGGTCTGGGACAAACACATAGTCGATCATTTTCAGCGCGTCGGGAAGCCAGAAATCGGCGGCCAGACTGAAAGCTTTCCTCACCGCAGACGATGACACACTCATCTGCTGCTCAAAAAGAGACAGAATAGCGGCCACTCGCATAATATGATTCCCCATGCGGTCAATGACCGCCTGCACCGCCCGCCGGAAAGGCGACTCACGGGCAGCCTCCCCGGCCCAGGCCCGCATTGCTTCAACCCAAACATTCCGGGCAGACTCAGTCACAGTCATAGTCATTGGCGTATTAACAGGCCAAAACTCGGTGGCGCAAGTGACAGTGCCACGGAATTCGTGCTGCATCATACCCAGCATTGTCGAAATACGCTCAGAAGCATGCTCAACGAAACCATCACCACCATGCGCACTACGACGATTGTCGGTGACCCACCCGAAAGACGACGGATCAGACTGACGGTCCTCTTCATCCAGCGCGAAAAGAATGCGCGGTCCCCAACCTGTCTCAAACAAAGACTGTGACATGCTATCGACTACGTCGCCGAGAATTCCTGTGCCGCAGAAAGCAAGAGAATGAGGAACTCTCTCACTATCCGCACGCCTGACACCATCGTCGCCGACACGCACAGACTCGACGGTCCTACCCGAGTAGACGTCAGTCAGGAATCCGATGAGCCCGCTACGATACCCCTCCCCCTGTGACGCGGAGTACGTGTTCTGTAGTTCGTCTACAAACATGATAGACGCCCCGCCAGGCCGCTGCGCCATCCGTAAATTCAGGCCTTCAGCCGTAACATTCGACCCGAACAAAACATTCGCCATAAGAGACCGCTCACACGGGCTATTGCCAATAGTATTCAGCAAATCCTTACGATCAGCCTCAAACTCGGCGATACGATTATTGATATCATCCCGCCCTGTCCGGTACTCGTCAATATCGACACGCCCGCCCTTCCTCTCCAGGGACTCCAGGCGACGGTGCAGCATGTGGAGCGCCGAATCAACCTCCCGTACGGCCGCCAAAGACCCTGATGAATCCCAGTGAAACGCTTCCACGCAATCGTCAAAAAAACTACGCACCAAAGACTGAGCCGTAGTCTTCCTAGACAAGGTAGACGCACCCAGGCAATGCGAATACAAAGTCAATGGAACCATATTCTGTGCGCTTGCAGACAAATGAGTCCTCGCAGACAACGGGGCAGACACCATCGTCAAGAAAGTCGTCCACAGAAACCGGGACGGCGTCTCCGGCGACTTGGACTGCAAATAATCAACGATCCTGTCGACGAACCAATCATAGTGCACGCCCCCATCCGGGGACACGAACTCGTAATCCGCAATCCTCTCAACACTCAATTGTTCTCCACCTCCACATGGGCAAGAAAACTATTAAAAGTGTCAATAATCTTGTCGCCGTCGAAAGTGTAGCCGACGTCGAACATAGGGCCCCAGTAACGATCCGTCTGCTCGAAAATCGTCGCCTTGTAACCGCGCACAGTATCCGCCTCGAAAATAAACCGGTGCCCGGGCGATGCGACGACAATGTGGATGCTGTTGTTCCAGGCGCTTACTTCCAGGCCGAGCGAATCGTTCCCGCCCTTGCTGGCGTAATTCTTGCATGCCTCGGTGACGTGCTTCAGGAATTCCCAATCGAATAGCTTGATCATTTGTCCTCCCACAGTTTTGTCTTGATTTCGGCGAGCAGCTCCCGAAGCTCCCATGCCCCGTCTCTTCCTTTTACCGTTGTTATTGTTTCGTTCGTGTCACGGTCCCGAATGCTCACTGAATATTCGCACCCCACAATGTTGAGAGTGCACCCGTACCGTTTCCCGATAACATCCAAGTAGAGGACAGACAGATCGCTGTCTACCCTGGCATCTTCCCTAACGTCCAAGAGGATGGACTCACAGTGCCGGTCATCGAGTATCACCGCCACGAATTCGGTCACAATAAGGCGCAACTCATCATCAATCATGACTCCTCACCTTCCACCATGCCGGCCAGCTCCATGAAACGATTCACGGCATGGACGATGATATCCCGGTCGGCACCGACAGCATCCAACCGAACATGATTCGACAACTGAATGACACGAACCCGCCACTCATCATCTTTCGTGACAATAATCCAGAAAACAGTCCTATCGACAGGGTGCATAGCCGTCGCCTTGAAAAGAACCCCAGAAAGGCGGCCGCCTTCATTGTGGCCCCGCAAAGCAAAGACCGAACACTGAGGCCACTGGGCGAAATCGCCAACACAATTAGCGAGGAAAACGAAGATCGCCTTATCAATGTTGGAGTCACTCATTGCCGGCCGCCTTTCCACGGTTCGCCGCGACGGTCAAAGCGCGGCGAACGAACTCACCGACACTCTCCGGAGAAATCGCGGCGCTCTTCCGCTTAACATGCCTTGCCCTCACTGTGTCGCCGGCGACCACGATACGACAAGTGCTGCCAATAGTGATGATGCCACCGTCGTAAATCTTGCGGGCAGGCGCATGCACGTTGAACTCGTGGCGGCGCCCGTCAATGTTCCACTCACGGACTGCCTGGGCGACAACCGTTCCGAAAACTGTACCCATAGTAATGCTTCTCTCTTCCTAAATATTGTGATGGATACTACTATTTACTGTTGAAAGGCGCTGGGTTAATGTCGGAGCCAATCACCTCCTCCGCCGGCACACCCGCCAAATCACACAGATCAACCAACCTATCCCTGGCGTCAGACCGGGCGCACTCCCACGTCGGCGAACCTTTCTCACTGCCCCGCATTTCCTCCAAACAAAGAAGGAAATCATTCACCAAGCGACTACTTTCCTCTTTTCTCTCCTGGCGCCGGACATGCTTGCGAATCCACCTGGCCGCAACGCCAGTATTCTCACCATTGGTGAAAACCTTCCTCCACCACGCATCAACCGCCGTGTTTTTCGGACTGAAATACCAAGCTGTCGGCCTACCATCATCAAACACGTACGTTTCAACAATCCCGGCCTTAGTATCCCAAATAATGACAGTGAAACCATCACTATCGTGATAGTAGGACGTGGCAGGCGGCATATTCTCCCGAATAACCCCCATCTCAACATCCCGGTCAGTCACCCCTTCAATGCTGGGGCCGTCATATTCAAACCATAGCATTATTCTCTTCTCCTCTTCCTCTGGAATTGCGGTGGGTTCAGACGACCCTACTGTCAGGAATCTCCCGGACTCGAGCACAAAACCCGCCCCACGTCTCCTTCACGACGTCCGACCGGTCAGGAGAATCCAACCTACCGGGGGCGAGCTCGACACCATTCTTGCTCGCACCCACACCAATCTGCCCAATAATCCCACCGTCGAAATAGGCGACGATCACAGAATCCCCCATCATCGCAAGAGTAATACCACAAGCGTGCGCCACCGAAGTAAGACTTTCCATGACCGAGGCGCCTACAACAAGACGGTCAAACATTTCCTGAACCCTATCCGCAATGCTCTCAGCACGGGTCACACCAGCATTGGCCTCCCAACGGAGAGTCTCAATATTGTCCTCGGTCAACGCAGCCTCACCGGAAATGAACATCATCTCACCCATCGGCTTCGTGTAAACGTGGAACCGCGTTGAATGTGTGAGCGGCTTCACCGGCCTCCACCGGGTAGTAGCCTCAACGGGAGTGCGAGCACACTCAATAACGGGATCATGGGTGAGGTCATCCACAAAGTGGTCCCAGATGGGACGCTTCGACTCATCCTCCCCAATGAACGGGTCAACGTCCAGCTCGGCGCCACTCCGCCTCATAGCAACCATCATGGCGCCAATCGTCGCCCCGCCAGACGACATCACCAAAGTCGAGTGCTCATCCTCGTCAACGTGGAGGCCGTGCTCAACGGCCAGGGTAAGAATACGGTCATAAACCTTCGCCACAGCCAGCATGGAGGCCAGTCCCTCGTTAGCGGAACGACGGTCATCCGGAAATTCGGAGAGGTAGACGGGTACAAGGCGATCGGACAGAAGAATATCTTCCATGTCCATTACCTGCATTGTGCCGTCCAACCAAAAGCCCCTCGACCAATTCGTAACGTCAATGATGAAATGCGTATCGTAAAACATGGTGCGTTCTCCTCTTTCCTCTAGCGTTTGCGCTGTTCGGAATTGCGGTGCGCGTTACCGCACCCCGATCGCGTCCCACAGGGTCCAAATGGCCGCCACGACACCGAGCGTGCCGACGACCGCGAAGCATGATGCGGTCAAGTAGATGACGGCGGCGAGGATGATTTCGCTGCTGCGCTTCAAAGGGCGGCGGGTAGCAACGTTGCTGTTGCGAGGTGCCGCATGCCTCATAGTCATGGTCTCTCCTCTTTCCCTGTGATGATCTCACTTGTCGTGTGTGGCGCCCTACTTCGCCCCATCGGGCTGCCGTCTTGCCCCCGATGGCCTCAACTCTAGTGCCCCAACGCTCACCCGTCCACGCCACCACGATGAGACGTCCGCCACAGTCTATTGTTGACACCTGTCGCACCATCTTAGATGACGTCGATACCATTCTCCTCCAGTATGCTCCCAATCTCCTCAACATTCTCCACATTCACGCCGGCAACGCTGATACCGCACTCGATCTCGCCGTCACTGTGCTCAATAATTTCGACCTCAAGCGTGACACGGTCCAGACCGAAAACGATTTGCCTGCCCAATAGTGCAACGGGGGGCACGTCCACGTATCCGGTAGTGCGAAGAATGTCGAGGGCACGGACCATCGTGTCGGCGCCGCGTGCGACATTGGCGAGCAGCGTCGTCATATATTCGGGCGTCTCTCTTCTGTCAGCGACGCTCACCATGTAGTTCGTGCCATCCATGTGTTCGATCATAATTGCGAACCGGGCGGGGGAGTCGGCTGACGGCTTCGTAGCCCTGCGCAGATCCATGTGTCGGATGAGCATTCCCTCGTCTAGTGCGTTAACCATTGTGCGTTCCGTCCTCTCTTCCTTGCGTGCACCGACCTTCGGTGGTGCGTCTACTGTAGAAGAGCGGGGGGCGGTGCCGTCAACCCCCGGCGCGTGTGACCTGTGTCTCAAGGTGGTAGAAGGGGGCAACTCACACAATGTGACAGGAAACACTCCCCCGGGGTCTTGCGCCAGCCGAGCCCGGAGGGGAATTCTCACACCAACAGAACAACCCAACCAACCAGGGAGGAAAGAAAGATGAGCACCACCATCCACCGCACTGATGACCCGACCCTCGAGACCGTCGAGTTCGGCGCCGTCTACCGTGTTCACGCCCCGCGCACCAGCGAGCCTTGGGCCCTTTACAAGGTCTCCGACGACTGCGACGTCATCTCTGTTGAGCCCCTTGAGGTGCCCGATTGGTGGGATGACGCCTACGAGTACGAGATGGTTGACACGCGCATTTGGCGTCGCCTCACCCGTCTCGCCATGGACGCCGATCTCGCTCACGCCATCCTCGAGGTCACCCTCGTCCCCGTCGACGACGGGGAGACGGACGGCGACTCGCGTGCCCTGCTGTACCGTTTCACCTGGCTCTACTGATCCGACTGCCCTGAGGACGACGAGGCCCCGCTTCCGGTGAGGAGGTGGGGCCTCGGTGCGTCTCAGGGCGATTGAAGGGCGGTGGCTGATGGGGGGTGTCGGCCCACATGCTGATCTCTCACAGTTTCCGTTAACCCGCTGTTCACTTCGTTCACCTTCCGTTTACTTTCCACGCAAGCCCGTTGTTTGCTAGCAACCTGCTTTCTAGGGTAAAAACACCCGTTTGTGTTACTACAATGTTGGTGCGTGTCGTCACACTTTCCGACTTACAACAACACTTCCTGCCGGAGTGTTTTCGTTGGTATTGCAATGAAAGGTCCATGTTGCAGTTCGTGTGATGGCATGGTTTCGGTAGGTGCGTTTGACCTCGTATGCTACACTCGAGTAGACGAATCGTCGAAGACGATATGCGGCGTAGCCGCTGAGGAGCCCTAGCGACGCAAGCGAGCGTTACGCCGCATGGTGTTTTCGAAGAGCTCGCCACTTGCTGGGCCCAGCCTATACTCTTAAAAGAGTACTAGAATTAGACACTGTCTAGCTGTGTTAGACACTGTCTAATTAGGGAATATGTGTTATGACGTAATTAAGGGCACACAGCGTTCAATGTTGAACACTGTTGCCGTTGATAGCGAACAGTGTGTGGTGGGGGCAACAATACCGTCATGGTGGTATGCAACAAGCATTGCATATGAGGGAGTGCACACAACACACAACACACAAAGAAGACACACACATACAACACAAGGGCGCGTGTTGTGTTACGTGCGTGCTCGCAGAGCTGCGCGCGCACTACACAACACACGCCATTCAACAAACGAAAAGAAGAAGAAGAGAAGAAAGGCGAGGACAGAGAAGAGAGAAGAGAACAAGAGTAGTGTTAGACGGTGGAGGCGCTCGTCTCGCTCACGCTGCGACGCGCCACCACCTAACACAAACAACAGGAAAGAAGAGGAAACGCGGTGAGCAGAACAAGCACACGCGAACACAAACAATTCAGAAAACAAGTACTAGCGCGAGCCCAAGCCATGGGCATCACACACTGCCCAGCATGCGGAACCAAACTCCAATACAACAACAACGGCGAGCGCAAACCCAACAGCGCCGAAGCCGACCACATAATCCCAGCATCACTAGGAGGAACCAATCACCCGGACAACGGGCGAGTGCTATGCGCCAAATGCAACAGCAGACGCGGCAACGGAAGAGGAGGCAAAGGAAGAGCACGCCACTACCAGAAAAACAAGGACGAACGAGACAGACTACCCGTCGCTGTCATGCCAACCGAACACAGTGACACATGGTAAACACACCCACCGCCATTCCAAACAACAGAAAGGCGGGACGCAGAAGAAAGGCGGCAAGTAGAACAAGAGAGAAAAGAAGAGAACAACAGCAGGAAGAGATGAAACACAATGGTGTTCGGGGATAACGTGCGTGCTCGCAGAGCTGCGCGCGCACTACCCCGAACACCAACACGCAAGAGGAAGAAGAAGAGGAAGAGAAAGAAGAGGACAGAGAAGACAAACAACGAGAAATCACACACCCACCCACAAACCATCACCGCCATTCCACAACCACACAACCATGACACAAAGACACACACCCAAACCAACAACACTGTGACAGCAAACACGAAGACGGGAAGGGGGGCAGAACGGGAACACGGTTCCACGCGCACCCCGCACCGCACACCCCACGCCATTCATAACACGCACCACCCCCCCCATCTCGCATTGCACCATGCCACCACACACAAAACAGAAGAGAAGCAAGAATGATACGAGGGAAGCAGAACAACGCGAAAGTGCCACACCCAATCCGAACACGGGGACACCACAGCACACACCACACCCCGCCATTCAACAAGGGTCACCGAGCAAACGGAAGGGGGGCACCAATACTGAACGAGGGGGACAGCAATACTAGACGGGAGGGACACCATCACAGCACCCGCCCTTCCATCACAATGCCACCCCACCTCGTCATGCCACCCCACCATCCACAATGCCCCCACCCACCACCACGACAAGGGGGGAGCAGACAGAGGAT